CATCTGGGAACCTTGCGCTGGGTAATGGAAGCAAAGCGACTAAGGACGTCCTTCTTCAACTGCCTAGGTCTTCTTGTCCAAGACAAGAAACTTTGACCGGCAAAACCCCGACCGCGACGCGCCTTGTAAAGGGCAACGTGGGCTGTAAAGGGGTCAACTTCCTGCCATAAATGGCCATCCCCTAAATCGCGGGGCCCCCACGGTGTATCTGTGGGGAGGAAGCGTTGAAGATATGACGACAGCGTACTATCACCTGCCGCCCAGAACTGATTCCGCAACCGTATGACGTCCATGAAGCTCAGGGCGTCGGTCACGAAATACGGCCTAACATCAGATCCGGAAACATAGTCGCATCCGCAGCTTTCTCGAAACGTCCCGGTCCAGAAACTTTTCTGCGCGTTCGCCGTGAAACCGAGTTCCCGAAGGACCTCGATCACAAAAGGCGCCGCGTACGACGATACGATAATATCATCGCCGTAGGCTAGGACAGGCACTTGACTTCTCGGGTCAACACATTGCTGTGTTGAGCCTGAGAGTGCCCAAAAGAGTAGCGTTTCGAGGGGGAAAGTGAAACCATTCCCCATGGTGGAGATTTTCTCGAGGTAAAGTACCTCATCTCCGTCTTTGTCAACCATCGTACCGCTACGGAAGCGGGATAGGAGGTCGAACCAATCGCTGGGAAGTAGGTGTTCTACGAGCTTAGTAGATACCGTATCCGACGCGCTAGACAGATCAATCGTGGCAGACCTGCCACTCAAACTACCATAGTACGCTGCTCGCTGGTTGCGAGACTGGTCTCGGATGTCAATTCCGACACGGCGTAGCTTTTCGGCAAGTAAATCGCCGATGGCCAACTGGAACATCCCGGATAGGGATGGCTCCGTTGCTATGGATCGATCTGTTTTCGCAGTTTTCGGCACGAAAGCCAGGGCGCTATGATCGACATTTACGTCGATCAGTCCCTCTTGTGACAGGTTCACGCTCGCCAGAGAATCGGTGAGCAACTCAATAGAACCCGTCAGGCTTGTGCTACATGTCGGCCTGCTAGCGAGCTTAGTCACTAAACAGGCGTTCTTTTTTGGTACGCGCGTTGTCGCACCCGGCCCGAACCTCGGCCTTAACTCCTCAATTGACGGAACGTCGGGACCCAGAACATCGGCGATTTTACGCTGGGCTGTGTGAAGTACACGCTCAACGAGCCTGGGGAAAGTAAATCCTCCAGACTGCCAATGTCTAAACCGTCGATTCGTCAATCTGCAGGTTGACTCTGCCGCGAGGAACTTTTCGCGGGCGACGGATCGCTTGTCAATGCCCAGGTCGTAGTCTGCTCTCTTGCGAGAGAAGGCGAGGATCTGGTATATGATTCGCTGGTCCGCTGCTGTGAGATCCAGAACATCAGGATCATAGTCACACAAAGAAGAAAGACTACCACCAGAACATCGATGGAGGACTTCCCAGCCTGCCCTTTCCCACCCCTCGTTACTGAGGCGGTCAAGGAGGAGACGCACACAATGGTATAATACCGCATCTGTGTCATCGGTTGTAAAGCGATCGGTTGGCCCGTCAAGGCGCCGACCAGGGTAACCCCCAATTGCTTCGTCCATACAATGGAACATGGCCTTTACTCCAGAAAGTGTTTAGTTCGGGAAAACCAACTGAACACCCGCCTCGTCAATGAACCCGGTTTGGACCGGGGTCACGGACGTTGCTACGTTCGCGAATAAATTGCGAAGCATCTGGCAGGCCAACCGCGAACCCGCAATAGTACTGCGCGGGTGGCGGCGACCGACAATCTCCCACTGGTCCGTAAAAGCGACCTTGGGTGCAGCGGTATACCCCTGTGCGTTTTGGCCGGCGATGGATTCCATCGTGGGCACGGTGATACGACTGCGCGTTTCCACAACACCCGACTTCAACACTTTCTGGAATTGCTCGAAAGTGATGCAAGCTTCCTTCGGCAGAGCGGTAGATTGCTCACGCCACACGGCATAGCGCGTACCGTCGACAAGAGTTTTGTCTTCGATCGCGCTTAGCACGTGGGAAACCGGGGTGGCGGCACCGTCAAATACGGTGATGTTAGCCATTTGGCTCATTTTGATGTCCTCAAAAAAGGAGTAGGCTTAAAGATATTTTCCAGCTTCATACTTGCCAAGGGCATGTCGCTGGGCCAGCAGGGCGACGGCAGATGCCGCACGCTGCCAACATGAGAAAACACTACCGATGCTCGTAGGTACCGTGGGTACCGACGGTGTGATGCGGGGTAGGACTTCGCGCTTGACCGAAATCATGCGCAGCGACGGGAAGTCTGTGGGGTCAACCCACGTAATCCCAGACTTCCAACCTTTACCCAGCCTCATATCTGAGAACTCGGTAACAAGGTAGGTCGTCTTTACAACTCGCGCCGAGATATCCTCGGCAGTCCTAAGTGCATCCAGGTAGCTGGCGATGGGTATCGCCCAATCAAATACGAACGAGTAGGGGATCACTTCCCACACGGCACCAGCGATACTCGGCAAAGTCGGGAGTTTCCCGGTTTGCGTCATAGCGAACTGGTCGCACACGTACTTGATTACCCCAGTGGTCTTGGCCGTTGTAAAGCCGTAGCCACCATTGGGCGGGTTATCAACCCTAGTCTCAACAAGGTTCCTCTTACCTGATATACGCGCCGGTTGATCATTCGGAGCGTTGAGTGCGTGCGCGAGATATTGTGCGCCACTCTCCATATCAGAGATCAGAGGTTTCCAACCGTAATAGGCTTCGAGCCAAAAGCCCGACATGGAAAGCTTCCCAGCTTGCCATTTGCCATAGGCGGATTTTATACGACGAGTTTGACTGTCGGATAAACCGCCAAGGTTGGATAGGAACACCTTGAGGTTCCGGTGTCGCATGGCCCAGATGCACCAGTGCAGCCGTTCGGCAGCGCTGGCGATCGTGTTTAAGGCTTTCGGCATCTCCGCAAAGAAGATGGCCGGGTGAAAGCCCGATCCATACAACCTGTTCCGCAGTTTTGAGATCGCCTTCCAGTCATGGGAGGGATCTATGGGGCAGTGCTGCGGGTTAACTGCGGTCGAGCCAATGGCATAAGGGGCGTCACCAGAACCTGAGTTCTTGATGGCGTATCCCGTTGCCGGACCCTGGCGAGTGATATCACACGTGTAGCCGTTTACCGGCATAACGCGTTTCCACCAACGCTTTTTCCCCGATTTGGAATTCACCTCAGTGTAAAACTTCGGTGAACCAGCCGTGATACTCTGAAGGCTAGGTTTGGCATCGCTGCCACTCCATGACTTCGTGAATACGCGACCCCGAGACAACGGCACCGTACCCCAAGGGGTAGTAAAGGTGTAGTTGTACAAGAGGTTTTTATACTGGCTTCCAATCGTCATTATGCGGGCGGCTGCTGCAATTCCCATCGTATCGCACGAGGGTCAAGCACGCCTTCCATAGCGCTAAGCACGTTTTTAACGCGGCTAAGCTGGGACTCGCTTAATGAATTAGAATCACCCGTTTGCTGCTGACTAGGCAGAGCGGGCGCGGTCTTCACCGCAGAGCTACAACTCTCTCCACACAGGCTTTCCAGTTGCAATTCACACTGGAGGCGCTGAAGAAAACGAAGTACTCCTCGCATTTCACACGGCGGCAAGTCCGCCACCAGATTCGTCGGCATAGCGAAAAGGCTAGAGGCCAAGTTGCATACACGGCTTTTGACCGATTCTGCGCTGATGATCTTTTTTGACATGTGAGTTCCTTCATTAAGTGTAGAGATTGGCGTAACGCCATTTGTAGATGGAGGGCCCCCACGGGGGCCTT